TCACTTAGCATTAACCTCTAATTTCAAATCTATTTCATGGGACATATTTGGGACGCAATCATTAAATATTGCGTCTATTTGTCTGGCATGTTCATTTAAATGATTTGGTGAAAGATGCGCATATCTTTTCACCATTTCAATTGACTCCCAACCACCCATTTCTTGTAATGCAGAAATAGGAACTCCGGATTGAACTAACCAACTTGCCCATGTATGTCTTAAATCATGAAATCTGAAATTATCTATTCCGGCTCTTTTTAATGCCGAATACCAAGCTTTATTGCTATCAACACGTAATTTCCTTATTTCTGGTGTTAATGACCCATCAGATCTATTTGATGCGTGAGTATGAACAAACACATATTTGTTATGCTTTCCAATCTGTTCCCTAAGAACCTTTGCGGCTGTATCATTCAGGGCTACGCCAATAGCCCTGCCTGACTTGCTATCTTCCGGATTAATCCATGCAACCTTTCTCTGCATGTCTATCTGTTGCCATTCCAGGTTGATAATATTGGAACGACGCAGGCCGGTAGACAGCGCAAACCGCACAACGGACTTCAATGGCTCTGGACATTCATTTATTAGCCTAATAGCCTCATGTGGCTCCAACCAGCGAATACGTTTATTCTTTGGTTGTGGAACCTTGATGAGTGGTGCTTTATCAAGCCATTTCCATTCGCGCTCCGCCGCTCTCATTATCGACTTTATCAAAGAAAGGTGTGCCGCCTTTGTTGCTGTAGATGATGGCTTGGCCTTGAATACGGGTATCTCTTTACCTTTGTTGGCGACTGATGTTGCCATTATCCGCCAGTTCTCTTCATGTCTTCGATTTGTCATCTTGCTGATCGCCGCGTATATCCTTGCTTCGGTAATATCCCTCAGCCTTACCCCCTCGAAATGCGATAACCAAAACCCCATAAGACTTTTATCCGTATCAAGAGATCGCTTTTCCGCTTTCTCTTCAACCCAGCGCAAACAAGCCTCTTCGAACATGATCTCCGGCATTTCTCCGAGGCGGTCTACTCGCCAATAATCAGACTTTAACTTGTCGTGCAGTTCCTGAGCCTGCCGCTTGTCTTCAGTCCCAAGTGATTCTTTAATACGCTTCGCACCCGGGATAGAGATGCTCGCGTACCATACCTTACCTCTGCGGAAGATAGACATTGTGGTTCTCCTGTCGCATCTACCGCGCTCACTGCAACAGTGTGCAGCGGATTTTGTAGTGCGGCAATACATGCTTGGCGGGTGATGATGTACGGTGATTGTTTTGCTGACGTTTTGCGGCTTGCTGTTAATCTTCCTGATTTAATCCACTGCGCTAATGTGGGCCTTGATATTCCAAGGAATTCGCAGGCTTCATCGAATGTGAGACTGTATTTATCCATGCTGGCCTCTTATCTCTTTATCAATCTTACGGACGTAATAGCTCAACCAGCGTTTGGCCGGGAAAGTTTTCGGTTGCATCTCAATGGGTAGGGCGGTGATTTTTTTTGCGTGGCGATTAAGAATTTCAGTGAAGTGCTTGTCGTGCTCTTGAATTGGGTATTTCTCTTTAACTTCTATTATTTCAGCAAGCGCATCTTTTGCTACTGATCTGATTGCGTTCTCTATTGACGATTCCATGCGCTCACCCCGCATTACTAACGATATAGAGCGTTGCTGCTATTGTGTATACGACGAGACATATCCAGAACCATGCGCCGTCTGATATTTTCATGATAAAAGTCTCCACAATAGATAGACTAATCCGGATAAAATTGTGGCCAGAGTGATGATGAAAACTTTTGCTCCAATTGATAACTTCATGCTGCCTCTCTTAACGCTTTCAAATGTGTAGCATTAGCCTGGAAAACTGCTTCAGCGAAACCGCGCGGCGTGGCGCTTCGAATGTTCTTCACTCGCTCTGATTTTCCACCTAGTTTTAGATGCTGAGTTGAATAACCTTCAGGCACAGGAACTGGCAATTTATCCGGCATTACAAACCCCCCCCCAGTCCATAAACAGGTTTTCTTTGGATATGCATCACGCGGGGCAATGTAGTCTGGATAAGTTGGGTGAGCATCATGCTCTGGCAGGTAGCCGCCATAGTCGCTCGGATTGAAGATGAAATCTGGCTTTCCAAATATGCCACTGAAAACACTTACTGGATTTTCGAAGAACCACGGTGCTCCGGTTATTTCACCAATCATTCGGCATTGTTCAGCAACGAGAGCGGCCTTAGCTTGAAAATGAGTATCCACATTGCGTTTCTTTTCGAAGTGAGCTGCGCCACTTACAGCTACGTCCGTGCAAGGCGGAAATCCAGCAACAAATACGATTTCTTCATTCCGGATAACATTACCCAGGGCGCCGGCAGCCGTCAGCACTGTATCTGGCCACTTTCGTATTCCCGCCTGGTTACTTTCCTCAATGTGCTGCGGGTCAATTAAAATTGCATCATACCCAGCCGCAACCCATGGCCCCGCCATAATCCCAGCAAGGTCACACAGACAAATAATCGTTCCTCTGCTCATGCCGCCATCCCCTTGCGCCGCTCATCAATTTCAAAATCATCCCGACACCCAGAGTCACAGAACAAGCCGCGCTCTATAGGCTGCCGACACTCTGAGAAGTGGCAATGCCCAGTAAATGTCATTGTCGGCTTGCGATTAGCTATTCCGATTTTGATGTTGAGCAATTCAAGCTTTTGGGCTTGGTCGATTTCGTCGCACATTACGCCACCTCATTTGTTTGTTGGTTCAGCAATCCAAACTTGACGATTTCCAGTACGCCAAGCACCTCACAGACGCCTATTTCACCGGCATATTCCTGAATAAGATCATTGATTCGGCCCGTCAATTCAGCAGGCAGCGGGAATTTACGCTCGACTGGGAGCATTGAAATAGCCATAGGGAACCTCCAGATTTAGTGAAATCCGTTTCTGTGAGTCCGTTGTGGGGTTAAAACGAGTTACCGATACACTTCGCCGCACATGAGCACAACGTTGGGCTTGCGCTCTTTAATCAGCGTTGAAATTTGTTGGCATTCGGATTGGGTAGGGTAGATATCTTCGGTGACTGGCAGGGCGTTACAACTATCGTTAAAGCAGGAAGTAATGAGAAGAACAAAGCCGATTAGCATTAGTCCTCCGATGGCTTGGCTGCTGTGAATAGCTCAGTTACTGGCCAACCCTTATATTTCCATTGCTCTGCAACTTCTTGATTGTACGTCGTAGCAGATTTATCCGTGTCATGGTCTTCAGTGTGCCAAGCAACAGGCGGCAACGCTTTCAACTCTGCAAGTTGCTCACGCAGTGATAGCAGTTCAGTAGCCATCTGAACTATGTCTAATGACCCAATTAATGGGTATACGCCGTGACAGATTGTGATTCCACAGGGTAATTCTGTTGGCGTAATCTCAGATAAATTTATTAATTTTTCTTTACTCAGCATCTGCATTCCCCTCCACGCTATTACCGCGACGCTCAGCAACAGGCTTTTCAAGCTCTAAGCCCAACTCATTAACACGCTCAATACTCAGTCCAAGGATTTCTGCTTGCTCTTCTACTGAAACAACCGCATTTTTCCATTCAAAGCCTGGTTTACTCAGCATCTGCATTCCCCTCTACCAGCCTGCGGCCCTTTTCAGTCAGATGAATAAAGTGATCATCATCAGCAAAGCCAGAAAAGCCGGACTCTCTTATTTCTTCCATCCCTACATCGTCTGCTCTGAAATCACTTCTATCGTTAGAGATTTCTTTAACGTACTTTCCGTTGTAAACACTTACATGCTCCAGCACGGTATAAAATTGCCCACCGGCTTTTTTGAAGTCCTTCACCGCCGCCTTAAACCGTTTCCATGCCTTGGACTGTTCCGGGGTGAGTGCTAACAACTCTACTGTTGTCATATGCATACCGCCGCTACCATTACGTAAGTTGCAGTTGTTCATAAATTCGTTCAGCATCAGACTTAGTTAAGTCGAAGTTTTTAATTACAAAATTAATTACGTAGTCCTTATGCGCTCCGTCATTAATCATTCTCTTTATTATTTTTACATCATCATCCAGCAGTTTTTTACCCCCTTCTGCCAGCACCTTTCGAAACAATGAGCATCGATGTGGAGGCTCTCCGGTGTAACGTTCCTCGATATGTCCAAGTTGTTTAAGCTCTCTTAGCTGGAAAATAGACATATCCGCTTTTACATCTGATTCAGAAAACCACCCGTCAGGAAGTTTACTAAGCGACTCTTTCACTACTTTCTTCATCAAATTCATCCTCCACAACATTTTGGAATGCATCGCATGAAGATGTGCATCCGTCACCCGAATCCGGGCTAGTCTTTGTCATGTAGATAAGGGCCTGCCTATCTTCCAATTGAGCATCAGCAATAAGCTGGTCGGTGTCTCGCTTTTGCCGCCACCATGAATGTTTTGTTATTGCCTTTACGCTCCCATGCTTCTGCTCCATATCCCTATTCCATGCAAACCATTCTGGATGTTCATGAGCTATGAGAAACAGCTTGGAATCGCTTTTTTTGAAGCAAGTAAGGCAGTTTCCATAGTGCGGCGGGATGTTTAATCTGAAGGGCATTGCGGCCCAAAAATCATTAACATCTGACTTATCAAAACCGCCCCAGTGAGCCAGCGGATAGACCAAGTTGTAGCGTTTCGCTGCATCTTTTGTTGGGTCCGCTCGCTGTGGTTCGTCAACTCGCATTCCGATAGCTGTTTTGGCACTCCACCCACGACGACACAGCCCAACTTCTCGCATCCATGACCGGATAGTCTGTGTTTTTAAATAGTCGCTACACTTTTGCCTGGAAACGTTTGGTATACCCTCAATGCTAATGAACTGCTCGAATGGTTCACCGTTCCTCGCTGCCGTTTCGAAGCTCACGATTTTATGTCGCATGCCAACACCTGGTATCGGACTAGTTACCCCTTCCAGCCAGACGAGATTAAGCCCAAAATGTTTATCGCATTTATCAACAAATATCAGGGTTTCTTCGTGTTCCCTGCCGGTATTTGCAAAAGCAAAATGAAACTTATATTTATCAGAGTAATTTTGTATAAGAAAATCACACATAAACCCTGATGATTCGCCTCCAGAGAAGCTAACAACCATAGGATCTAGCTCATCTCTATCCATTATTCATCACCTTCCACACGGAATCCGGCAATGCGAATTTCTTGACGAGCTAATTGAATGCCTCTTTCAAACGCCTGCTCTTCGGCATCCCAATAACCGTTTGTTTTTGGCAATTTTACAGGCTTACTCAGCTTCTCGTTTGCCGCTGATAACGCTGCTTCTGCTTTCTCAGCACGTTCTTTCAGCATGACAATTCCTGTTGTCAAATAACCGATAGCTTCACTTGCCGTATTTGATTGCTTTCGCCATTCAGCATCATCAGATATTGCTGCTTCCACAACGCTGTACCACTGCTTACTTTCTTTCTCTGCTTTCTCAATTCTGTCTATCAGAGTGATAATTGATGATGCTGGGATATACGCATATTGCATACGAGAGACAGCCATCATTTCTTTGCAGTGCTCTCTAAGCTCTTCGATGTTATTCATCAGTTGTTACCCCTCAGGCTGGCGGCGAAATCACCACCTTTGCATTCAATGTGATCAGCGAATTCATGATAAGGCTCTTCATGATATCCATGACCACCGCCCGCCATCCGTAAATCGCGTGCAATCTTGGCCGTGAACTCATCAACACCCCTCGCCTTTATCTCGTTAAGCGCCTGAGTGGTGGCTGGGGTTTCGCTGTGGGATAACTCCGGCAGAACTTCATCCCATGTAGCAACGTCACCGTTACGGTGCCAGCCTGTGACACCATCGCTTTCGCGGACTAAATCTTTAACTGCTGAGATGATGAAATCCTGAATGCAATTTTCAGCCCTCAGCGCCGCACTCTCAGCAACTAGCTGTTGAACCTTGGCAATAGTGTCACCCGCTACCGCGCCGGTAATACCTAAAGCCTCGGCAATCAGAGTGCAGGTATTGAGTGCTGAATCGCGCTCAGCTTTTAACGTTTCATAATCAGTATTTTCAGACATAACTATTCCTCAGCAGATTGCTGTAATGGGGTGGGGGATTAGGCCGCTGAAAGCAGCCGCAGGCATTCTTGCCGCCGCGCTAACAACTCTTCCTGAGTTGAGCAGAGCGGGGTAGGGTTGGCTGGCATAAACTCTGGCTTGAGCCGGTATATCGTCCCTTTTGCTGATATCCCTTTAACTTCCCATTGCTCTTCCGTGAGCAGGTGGCGCATGTTTCTCACATACGTTAGGCCGATGTGTATTGATACCGTCTCGAACCCCTCACCCAAGCCTTTGTAGAATGAATCTTTATAATTCAACGTACACCCGCCAGTTGCGCCACCAGACAAGCGACCATGCCCCACACTGCCAATTGACCGGTGGAATGAGGTTATATATGCATCTGGATGGGCGCGGAGGCAGGCCAGTATTTGTTCTGGCTGCATGGTGGTTACCTAATTATCGGCTAGAAGCGCGGGTCTTCCGCAAAGAACTGCTCATCACCCTGGTAGTTTCCTGAGTGGGTCGGCGCCGCATGACCTTGCTTGCGCTCATCCTTGTCTTTCAGGGTGGTTAGCATTTTCGCTATTGTTTCTGCCGGGGCATTGGCTACATGCTCTTGTAGCGTTCTCTGGCTTTGTGCAAAGTACGGAATGCGAATATCAAAGTTGTAAGTCTCACGACCATCATCTTTTGTTTTGAGCGTTTTTTGCAGCACCAGACCCAACTTGCGGCCTACAAACTCAGGGGCCACATCAATGCCAGCTTCATTCTTAATCATGGTGAGCTGCTTAACGCCAGCGCAGCCCATCATCGCATTTATCATATTTACGCCATGCGTATTAGAACTTCCGTCTTTCTTGACGGTGTAAACATTAAGGTAATTTGCCTTGCGCCCATCATCAGTTTCAACAGAGAACTCAACTGATTTAGCACCACCAGAGCTGATCACATATTTAGCTTCTGAAATGGTGAAGACGTAGGCACCAGACTCATTAATGAAGCCACTTAACCCTGCTGATAAACCCGAATCCTGGTCATAGACGAAAGTTACATTGCTCATGCTGCGTTTCCTTTAATTTGGTGAACATTATTGATGCCGTAGTAATCGCAAATATCCCGATCTACAGTCAGAAGGTCATTTTCAATTTCGTTGGTTTCGAAGAGGCCCATCGGTGATTTAACGGTGTCGTAACCGTTGTTTTGAGTGGTGAAAAAGTATTGTCCATCGTGAACAGTGGTTCTCAGAACGATGGTGAACATTCCTTCGACCGTTACTTTCTCATCCAGCATTTTGCCGATGGTTTTCATTTTGACGCGACCAAGGTTTGTTTCCTCGGTGTGGGCCATGAAGTAAATTCTCAGGTCATCCGGCGCATCCTGTGCCGCTTTGATTATTTCCCACATGTGAAGTCCCATTTTCGCGAACTTATCAAATCCCTTATCGTTCACTGTCTCCATGAACTCGGTGCACATCACATACTGGAAGTCATCAATGATGACTATTTTCTTCCCGTATTTTGTCGCCCTATTAATGACCTCCCTGATTAGTGACCAGTCATGCGTTGCAATAATGCTTCCTGTCTTCTTAGTGGCATCCCATGGCTGCCAGTTGTTTGATTTGAACGGTAGCCGCTTCCTTACGACTTGAATAAGTAGGCAATCATCAGGGTTGAGATTGCGCAAGCTGGTAGACTTCCCTGTACCAGATTCACCAAGGATTAATGTTGCGGTACCCACAAATCACCTCCATAAATGATTTACGCTTTTTGGCTGCCGATTCCCTTACTTGATCAACCAATTCGCCTTTAATCCCCATCGCGTCCAGTGCAATGATTGCCAGTTGTTCGGCCGACACACGACCGCACTCCAATTCATTTTTAACAAAGGCCAGAGTATCCATACTCTTTAACGATTCACGCCTTGTTATAATCAGCTCTTTGAACTGTTCTTCTGTCAT